CGTGACGGAGAGGTTCAACACACAGGTGTTGTCCCCTTCCTCAAAAAGTTTGAATCAACTGTCAGATGCTGCACTCAAAACGGGATCAGAGGCGGCTCAGCTACTGTCCACTTTCCAATCTGGCATCAAGAAATTCAAGACATCATTGTTCTCAAGAACAACAAAGGGACGGAAGACAACCGAGTAAGAAAGTTAGACTATAGTATTCAACTAAGTAAAATATTCTATCAAAGGTTTATACAAAATAGTGAGATTACATTGTTCTCTCCTCATGATGTGCCGGGTCTTTATGAAGCATTTGGTACAGATGAGTTTGATTCCTTGTATATTCAATATGAATTAAATGATTCAGTTCCAAAGAAAAGAGTTAAGGCACAGGAACTTATACTTGACTTGTTGAAAGAAAGAGCAGAAACTGGTAGAATATATTTGATGAATATAGATCACTGTAATTCTCACTCATCCTTCTTGGATAAAGTTGAGATGAGTAATCTATGTCAGGAGATAACTCTCCCTACAAAACCTATTCAACACATTGACGATGAAACTGGCGAAATTGCTCTCTGCATTCTTAGTGCTGTTAATATCGGTAAGATACGTGATCTATCCGATCTCGAAATTCTCTGTGATCTTAGTGTTCGGAGTCTTGATGAACTTATTGATTTTCAGCATTACCCCGTCAAAGCAGCAGAACTTGCCACAAAGGCCCGTCGTTCGCTTGGTGTAGGTTACATTGGACTTGCTCATTACCTTGCAAAGAACGCTGTAAAGTATGATGATCAAAGGGCATGGGAACTTGTTCATGACCTTACAGAAGCATTTCAATACTACTTGGTTAAGTCTACAGTTCAACTCGCAAAAGAAAAAGGTGCGTGTAAATACTCAGACAGAACCAAATATGGAAATGGAATTCTTCCAATTGATACATATAAACATGACGTAGATGAAATCGTTCCAAACAATCTTAAGTTTGATTGGGAAGATCTCAGAAATCAAGTAAAAGAATATGGAGTAAGGAACTCCACTCTGTCTGCACAAATGCCATCGGAGAGCAGTTCCGTAGTGTCTAATGCTACGAACGGGATTGAACCACCAAGGGGATACCTGTCAATTAAGAAGTCAAAGAAAGGGCCACTCAAGCAAATAGTACCCGGATATCAGCATCTAAAGAATAATTATACCCTCTTATGGGATATGACATCTAATAAGGGGTATATTAACGTCGTTGCTGTTATGCAAAAGTTCTTTGACCAAGCAATTTCTGGTAATTGGTCTTATAATCCAGAACACTACCCAGATAACGAAGTTCCGGTTTCTGTTATGGCACAGGATCTTTTAACCACATACAAGTATGGTTGGAAGACCAGCTATTATCAAAATACCTACGACATCAAAACAGATGAGATTGAGGAAGAAAAACCTGATCTTAATGAACTAGTTACTAGTATTCTTACGGAGGAAGAAGATTGTGAGTCTTGTAAACTTTAAGACTAACGTGGAAACAACAAAAGCAAAACCAGTCACTGAGATGACTGTATTCAACTCACAGGTTGTTGATACAACTAAACAACCAATGTTCTTTGGTGCTCCACTTGGAGTTCAAAGATATGATAACTATAAGTATCCAGTTTTTGAGAAACTTACAACTCAACAACTAGGATATTTCTGGAGACCAGAAGAGGTATCACTCCAGAAAGACAGGAGTGATTATCAAACACTTCGTCCAGAACAGAAACACATCTTTACGTCTAACTTGAAATATCAAGTGATGTTAGATTCTGTTCAAGGAAGAGGGCCCGGTATGGCATTTGCACCATATTGCTCACTTCCAGAATTAGAAGGATGTATGAAGGTATGGGAGTTTATGGAAATGATCCATAGTAGATCCTATACTTATATCATCAAGAACGTCTATTCTAATCCCTCTGACATCTTTGACACTATCCTTACAGATGATCGCATACTGGAAAGGGCACAGAGTGTCACTGAGGCATACGATGACTTCATCAATGATGCACATGAATATGACTCAGGTAATTTATGGAAAGATGGACACAGAGGTTCTTATGTATCTGATTACACAAGGTATGAACTCAAAAGAAAACTCTTCCGGGCAGTTGCGAACGTCAACATTCTGGAAGGAATTAGGTTCTATGTCTCCTTCGCATGCTCGTTTGCTTTTGGCGAACTTAAGCTCATGGAAGGATCGGCAAAAATCGTGTCTCTCATCGCCAGAGACGAAAACCAACATCTAGTCATTACACAAAGTATTCTCAAAAATTGGAGAGACGGTGATGACCCAGAAATGAAAAAAATCTATAAAGAGGAGGAGCCATGGTTCCAAAAGGCATTTGAAAATGCTGTCAATCAGGAGAAATACTGGGCAGAATATTTGTTCAAGAATGGTTCTATGATTGGTCTAAACGAAAAACTACTATCACAGTACGTTGAATGGACTGCAAATAAAAGAATGAAAGCAGTTGGATTAAATCCAATTTATGACATTGCTATGAGAAACAATCCATTACCTTGGACAACACATTGGATCTCTTCAAAGGGATTGCAAGTTGCACCACAAGAAACAGAAGTCGAAAGTTACGTCGTAGGAGGCATTAAACAAGATGTTAAGGAAGATTCATTCTCAGGATTCAAACTATGATGAAGTGGAGGCAAGCATACAGGCTTACCTTGATTCCGCAAAACATACTGATAAACTGTTTGGAGGTAAATTAGATCCATATGAATGGTTAGAATGCGAATGGACACAAGAGGGTGGATAACCCTCTTTTTTATTGACTACATAGAATTGTGATGTTATAATTAAATGACTGATAAAATAGTTGATTATGAAAATCCGTGGATTTATGAAGGTCGTCCTTTTACCTCTGATGATATCGGGAACTATTATGGGTTCGTCTATCGCATCACCAACACCACAAACGGGAAGTCCTACATCGGAAGAAAGTACTTCGTGCAGAAGAGAAAACCGAGAGGTGGCAAAAGAAAGGTTACGTCGGAGTCAGACTGGAAACGATACTTTGGAAGCTCTGAGGAACTTAAACAGGATATTAAGTGCCTTGGTAGAGGTTCTTTCAGACGAGAAATAATATCTTTACATACTACTCTTGGTAAAGTTAATTACGAAGAAACTAAACAATTATTCCTTAACAATGTGTTAATGGAGGCACTTGACGACGGGACACCAAAGTATTATAATAGCAATATACTTGGTCGCTATATGCGTAAAGATTATGGAAACTTTGAATCAAACACTTCACAAAACTAGGCTTTGGTCATTAACAAGACTTAAAGAAGTTGAATCTGTTGCTGACAAAAATGCAATATATAAAGAGTTCGAGGAGTGGATTGAAGCAGATGATCCTGATCATGAAATCATTTCCTTAGTTTACATAGGGGAGGGAAGCGAGTATGACCAGTAGTGATTATGGAAGGTACGAACCTTCAAGAATGCTATTACGTCAGGAGGCATTAAAGATTCTTTTGAATCAGTTTGGTGGTCAAACACAAGAAAACGGAATGCCGAAATATCAAAACTATGTTCTGTATGAATGTGCAGATAGATGGGTATCACAGGGTAATCTAAACTGTGATGGTATCATCAAATTCTTTTTAAGTTACTTTGGAGACTAAAACAAACAAATGCAAAAACTAATCAATGGAATCGCTATTCTTAGTGGTGTTGTATCTCTCACCGTCGTTGGTGCTGTTGGGGTTGTATATCTCAATAAAGATGCTATCATCGAAAAAGTTAAAACTGAAGCACTAAAACAAATTGGTGGAGGAGCACTTGGAGGTGTTGTGGGTGGAATAGGAGGAGATGCATTGCCATCACTACCATCTCCTGATGCACCAACACAGGCTGCTCCTGATGCAGGATTTGGCATACCTAAGTTTTAAATAAAACTCTGCTATATAGATTAGATACAATAGTCTTATGGCAGATGAAAAGAAAAAAGACGAACAAAAAGTAGAAAAAGAGGAAAAGAAAGGTTTCTTTAGTAAGTTAAAAGAACACGCTGAAGATAAAGAAGAACAGATGATGATCCTCTCTACTTTTGTTCGTTTAGGCATTTTGGTATGGAGTGGAGCAATATTAACATTGGCATACGTCGAGTTGCCACCGGCACTTAAAATTCCAAAACAAGATCTGGATCCGACATTTATAGCTTCGGTTTTTACAGGAGTTTTGGCCACGTTCGGTGTCACTACGTCTAAGAGAGGATCACAAGGTGGTGGTGCTAATGGTGGTGTAAGTAAAGGTGATATGGAGAAACTTATCGCAGCAGCATCACAGACTGCACCTGCACAAACCATACGTATTGAACAAGCACCAGTACAGATAGTTCCAAATAAAAAAGATTAATAACTTGGAGGTTTTATGAATAAGTGGATTGGTATTAGTTTAGGGACAGTCTTTGGATTGTCCCATATTGGTATGATAGGTATGCTTGCGAATAGAGAAAGTAAGTTACCATCATTGAATATTCCTGTAGGCCCATATACATCATATGTGGCATCAGTAGATAAAGATGGATATAAGATAAGTTATAGTGCAAATGATCCAAAGGTTATGATTACCACAGAGGAGGTAAACAAGAAGGCCGGGTTTCTTGGATTGGGTAACAACAAAGTGGAAAGAGTTGTTGAATACACGATGGATGGTTCAGAACATCACGGTGGGCCAGTATCGACCCCAACAGCATGGATTGACCCGTCTGCTCAAGGACAAGGAAATCAACCAAGCGACAAAACAATCGCATGCATCAAAGCAATCGGATCAGGAGAAGGCACAGGACGTGTGGTTGGGTCTAGTGTGGGTGCTAGTGTTGCTCCTTCCCTTACTAACATTCCTTTTATTGGCTGGGTGGCTGCTGGTTGGGTAACAATGTTTGGTGGTAATCAAGGTGCGGATATCGGTGGAACTATGGCAGAGAGTATGAGCAGAGATTGCTGATGCAATTACTTGAAGCGTGTCATTCTTTGAAATTAGAGTGTGCACTCAGGGATCTTGGATTTGTTGATATTGGATGGAAGTGTGTAGCACACGCAGGTATATTCTATGTTCAACCAGTCGGTATTCCTGATAATCCAGAGGGAGATCTTCTTGGATTTGCTTTGACCGTTCCGTATGCAAAAGACTATAATAAGGTTAAAATGTTACAAACTGCCCGTAAAGCACTTGACTATGCTCAAGGTATAGACTAGATATAGTATAGAACTAAATTTTTTTTATGATCTTCCTATCAAACCCACAAGTTTGGCAACTAGCAGGAACTTGGTCAGATTCAGTAACTGTAAGTCCTACAGGAATGACTGATCTTCAAATGATGATTTCGATGCACGTTATAACTGTTCCCCTTGTGCTTATACTTGGTGCTTACTTTTTATTCCAGACTGCTAAAAAGGCAAGAGTATGAAATTACTTAAACTAAAAAGGAGACTATTGATCAACTCAATAGCCTCCTCAGTAAATATTTGGTTTTTCTTTGTGATGGGTGTTTGGTTACTTACTGTATCTTATACTCATTAGACATAAGCAAAGTTAACTGAAGCAATGATTGCGATGGTGATCGTTGCAAATATTATACTTGCAGATTTAATTGGTAAGTTTTTCATTTAATCTCCTTAATATATTCCAAAGAAAAAGGATGTTCGTGTAGATACGGAACATCCTCTCTTGCAAATCTTGCGGCTTCAAATGCGTCTTCTGCATATTCACCTATTTCGTGATGTTCGTTTTTTTGGTCGTGCCAACCGAGTGTGTAGTGGGACATGATAGTTTCAACTCCAGTACGTATATATTTATAATAGCACATAGGTAAATATACGCACTAATGTACGGACTCACACACATTACTATATACAAATAAAACATGAACACAGTTGTTCTTGCTGCTTGCTTTCTTCCCCTTGCAATCATCTATGTTATAATGAAACTCGCAGTATGGTTATCCGCGACAAATGCTGAATCTACGTATGTTAAAAAAGAATCTCTCAAACCACACGGCCCGTATTTGGCAGATGCGTATGCAGACGTTGACGAGCAGGAAGAGGAGTATTGGAATATCTCAGAAGATTGATGCCATATTATTTGAGTGGTATTCGGAGAGAGGTATGGAAGTACCTAACTGGAAAATGAAAACTGATCCTGATTGGTGGATCGAATACCTAAGAGAATTAGATGAGCAATCCAGAAGTAGTGTGGTCAGTTAATATATTAGTATTGATACTGTTGATTTCTGTGTCAGTTGTGATATACTACATATTAAGATACGATGAACTTTTTCCAAATGAATAAGATAGTTTATTCATTAATATTTTTATTAACCGCATGTGGAACTGCACCAATTGTTGATCCACCTGCTCATGCTTGCAGTCCACGTTTAGATGGTAAACCTACAAATTGCCCGACTGATTTAATGGATGTTAAATTACCTAGATCTCAAGTACGGGGTGAGGTAGATATATACAATCCAATTCATTGGGAACAATTTCAGTATATGTATTTAAGAAATAGAATGCTAGATAGAATGGAAAAGGAAATGACTCAACCGGATGATTCTGTGGATGCTGCAATAGAGAAGTATATGCAGGAATATAAATAAGTTAGTATCTGTTTTATCATAAAGGAAAGAAGTGGCTTTAAAAAAACCGGGTGATCTATTTGCTAGAAAAAGAGATGTCATACAAGACAACTCTCCAAACGTGAATGAAAGTATCAGTAAAATAAGAAATCAATTTAGTAAAGTCGATGAACTAAAGAAACAACTTGAGGATGTTTCAAGTTCTTTGAACGAATCTTTGACAGAAGTTGTAGATAATAATGTTAATATCGTATCCTTACAGACTCAATATAATGAAGTAATAGAGAAACTCAATAAAAAAATTGAAAGGGTAAAAGAGGAATTTTCAAATGAAGTAAAGGCACTTAGAAAATCTAATAGTAACCTATCTACTGAAATAACAATATTAGAGAAAAGGCAAAAGGGTATTAAATTATCAGATCTGAGAGAAGATATAATTGTTGATGTGCAAAATTTATTAAAGGGTAATGTATTAGATAATATCAAACACCTTGAAGAAAGAGTTAATATTATCAATGAAAAACATGTAAAGGTTTTAACAGAAAGTTATAATGAACCTCCTAGTGTTAAAAATAGTGATCCTCTTACTCCATTAGATAGAAACTTTGTAAATCTTCAAGATTTTCAAGAACATTACAGATTATTCTTAACAAGAATACAAAGGCAACTATCAACACTTGGAGGCGGTGGTGCTGTATTAGTATCTGATTTGGATGATGTTGATACTACAACTGCAAAGGTAGATAATAAGTTTTTAAAATATAATGCATCATTAGGAAAATGGGTAGGATCTGATACTGCTGGTGGTGGATATACATTACCAACTGCATCTGCAACTACTCTTGGTGGAATTAAAATTGGAAGTGGATTATCAATAGATGGTAATGGTGTTGTAACGGCTAGTGGTGGTAGTGGTAGTATCGCAGGTATAAGCACCACTGGAACCTCTGTATTCAATCAGATAAATGCATCTGGAATAGTCACTGCATCTACCTTCGTAGGTGATGGTTCTGGATTAACTGGTATTGTCGGATCAGGTTCTGGTGTTGTTGTTAAGGATAGTGGTTCAACTGTTGGCACAGCTGGAACTATAAACTTCGGAAGTAACCTATCAGTGTCTGCTATATCTGCAGGAATAGTTACTGTCACTGGATCTGCTGGTGCTGCATCAACAGAACATATATCTGCTCAGACTTTAAGTGTTGCTGGTGTTACTACATTCAATAATGCTGATGTAATTTTCCAAGGTGCTGCTGGTGGTCAGAATATAACATTTGATGCTTCTGAAAATGATTTAGAGTTTACTGATGCTGCTAGAATAAAATTTGGAAATAATGATGATCTTGAGATATGGCATGATGCCCCAAACAGTAATATAAAAAATTCTACGGGTGATTTTCATATTCGTAGTGATTCACTCGCACTCAAAACAGCAGATAATAGTGACAGATATCTTAAAGCTACTAAGAATGAAGATGTAAAATTATATTGGAATGGCAATGAGAAATTTGCCACCACAAATACAGGAGCAGTTGTAACTGGAATCTTAACTGCAACATCATTCAGTGGTGATGGTTCAGAACTTACTGGTATTTCTGCTAGTGCTGATGTAGTCTCTGACACCAGCCCGCAGCTGGGAGGCAACCTTGATGTGAATGGGAAAGATATTGTTTCCACATCAAATGGTGATATTGATTTAGCACCAAATGGAACTGGTGCGGTTGTATTCAAAGGAGTAAGTGGTAATGGTGGTAATGGTGCAGGACGTTTTAAATTAAATTGTGAAGTTAATAGTCATGGTATTACAATACAAGGCCCACCTCATAGTGCAGGAGCAAATTATACATTAACTCTTCCAAATACTGATGGTAATGCAAACCAAGTTTTAAAAACAAACGGCTCTGGTGTATTGGATTGGGTTGATCAAGCATCATCAGGACTCGGATCAAGACAACAAAATAGTACAACAACAGGATCATTATCTCAGAATTCAACCACAAATACTGCAATTACTACAGCAGGTAAATCATTCGCATTATTAAGTATTACAGTGAGTGCACCTGCATATGTTGTATTATACATTGATGCAGCGTCTAGAACTGCTGATAGTGGTAGAGGAGAGGGAACAGATCCAGCACCGGGATCCGGTGTACTTACAGAAGTAAGTACAACAGCAAATGGATCAACAACGTTTCTCATGACTCCTGCTGTTCTTGGTTGGAATAATGATTCTACTCCCACAGCACAAGTTCACGCAAAGATTAAAAACAAAAGAACAACAAGTGGTAGTAACTCTATAACAGTAACTTTAAAGACATTAGCGTTAGAGGCATAAAATGGCAAAGGTATCAGTAAATATCATCTTAAAAGATGGTGTAGATCAAATAACATTTGTAAATGATGTCACTTCAAATACGGAAGTAGATTTAAAGAATCAGTTAATAAGTTTACCACAGATGGTTGTACTGAGTGTCGAAGAAGATTATATTAACACTTTAAAAAGTCACTCATCAATCTCTACCCTAGAATTGGATGAGGAAGTAGTTCCTTCTTTATTTTCTGAACCTTCAACTGTAAGTTTAACAAATAAAAAATGTACAACTTTTACTAGTGTATTAGAAAGTGGAACAGATTATTTAAGTGCCCCACATTGGTTTAGTTCTGATATTAAGGAACAATCCGATCAAAAATTAGGTCGTTTGTATTATAATCCAAGTAAATATGATGATGTGCTTTATTTGGATGGAATAAATTTTTCTCAAAAATATACGGGACAACATGTAGATATTGTTATTCATGATGTATACGGGGCAACAGCAGCACTTTCTAATGATATAAATCATGCTGATTTTAGAAATCCTGACAATCTTAGTCAAACACGATGTGTAAAAAATAATTGGCCTGATTTACAAAGTTTATCAAATAGACAATTATCAAGTGGAGGTCAAACTGAAACTTATGTGAATATAGTTATGGGAAATGGAAGTATGATGAGTGAGCATTCAGTGCCTTGTCATAGTTTAGCTGGTGGACTTGTTGGTGGATTTGCAAAAAGAGCAAATTTGTATGGAATTTTTGTAACTGGTGATGATAATTCTAATGAATGTAGAAATTCAATAAAAACTTGGCATGAAAATAAATCTACCAATTCTTCAACAGGGCAAAAAAACCCAACTATTGTATGTGAGGAATTTGGATCTCCACATATGGAAGTAAAACATTCAGTCAAAGTGAATTCTATTGCAAGTGTCACTGATCCTACACATGGCACTGAAAATAGACCATCGGGAGGATGGGGTTCTGATTTAACACCATTTGTGAAAAGACTGTTGATGCCTCAACAAGTATTAGATCCAATCACGAATACGTGGGATTGGCATATATTAATTAATAATCAAGATGAAAAAAATACTTCTGGTAGAACTTCAACCGCAGCAATGTGGGATGCAGGTGTTTTTGTAATCGTATCTCCGCATAATCATGGCGGTGTTTATGTAAATGATGATGATCCTCGACATGATGGAACTTATATTGATCTTGACAGTGGATCGAATGAATTTTATGATCACTATTATGAATATAGAGAATCAGGTGCAATTACAAAAACAGCAACATCAACTACTCGATGGTATCCTCTACGCACTTGGGGGACACATGGTATGAATGATAAATGTTTTACTATTTGTGCAGGAGTACCAAGTGAAAGTGTGAGATCAGTTTCAGGATATTCTGGAAGAGGCCCGTGCGTCGATATGGTATCAATAGGTAATTATATGATTAGTGCCACTCCCTCCACAAGCAGTGCAACAGCATTACAGGATGGTGATAAATGGGCTACTTTTGGTGGTAACAGTGGAGCATTGCCACACGTTGTAGGTATTGCTGCTTGTTATATGGAGAAACATTTTGTGAAGAATGGTGTTTACCCCACACCAGATCAGTTAAAAGCTACTCTTCTATCAGAGGCAAGATTTGAAGTAAGAGACAATACACCAACAGTAGATGACTGGTCAAATGTTCCGGCAGCATCAGCAACTCAAATCACTCCTTTAAATACTGTTTATTGGTCTTCAGGATTTCATAGATTAAGAAATTCGGACTATAAAAGATATTCAGGTGATCTTTCTGGAACATCACAAAAAATTGTATATTATAACGATAAGGAATTTAATCGAGAACAAACATATAAAGAAAGACCTACAAGTGGTGTCTTATATCCAAGACCTCGTAAATTTGATATACCTATATCTGATGCTCCAGATTTAACTCCTACCAGTTAACTAAATAGGGCAGATATGGAGTATGTAGATGGGAGCAATGACCCCACCGAATCGGAAGAGTTGTTATAACTTCCGCGTCATAGAAATTAACAAGGTACTTGACGGAGACACAATTGATGTTACAATAGATCTAGGATTTGATCTATACAAAAAAGAGAGGGTAAGGATTGCAGGTGTTGATACCCCCGAAAAACGAACCAGAAATCTTGAAGAAAAAGCACTCGGAATCGACGCAACAAACTGGCTCAAGGAGAAACTTGAAGGTGCTGTTGCTGGTGATGATGATCTCGTTATCCGTACTGAGTTGGATGGCGGTGTCGGGAAGTACGGCCGTCTTCTTGGCTGGTTATACATTGGGGATAGCAACCTTTCTCTCAATGAGCAAATGATCACTGAGGGATATGCTTGGTCATATGATGGTGGCACAAAACAAAAAAACTTTGAAGATTTACGTGAGATACGTAGATCTTACGGTACACTTATAGAGGAAGACTAATGAAACTTGGACAAACACTTACAAAAATTAAAGACTGGGATAAAGCAAAAGCAAAATGGTTTCAAGATAAATTTAACTTGACTGACTATCAAATGCTTTGTATCTCATTTGCTAAAGGGTTTATTATTGGAGCAATTCTATTATGATTTTTGCTGTTCTTGCTGATGCTGCGAAAGCATATAATGATATATCTTGGCCAGATGCCATACCATTTTTGATTTGTATTATTGGACTTTACTGGATTAAAGTTAAAATAGA